CTGTCCAGCGGCTTTTGCGTCCGCAGCGATGGCAGTTTGGGGGAAAATCTTCCGATATTCGGGCGTGTTGATGAGATTTCGCACCTTTCGGGCCATCACCAGCGCCAAATCCGCCGTGTGGGAGGCCACAATGACCTTGTGGTCCGGGTGTTTGCCCAGATACCACGCCGGGTAGTAGATCGAAATCATCTGGGACTTGCCCATACGCGGTGCCATGCTCACGGCGATCCGGTTTTTGACGTTCTGCTCCACGTCCATGAGCAGCGAGCCCAGCCTTTTCAGGTGGGTGCCGAACTTGTAGGTTTTATCTAAGGCAGCGATGAACGCAAGGAAGTCAGTTTGGGCCAGCTGTATGCGCTTGCGCTCCTCCAACTCCTCGAACATGACCAGCAGTTCCGCCGCCTCGTTGCGCGGCAGCTTTTTGATGATCCGCTCGACCATCTCGCTGGTTAGTTCTAGGTCCATGCCAGCGGCTTGCATCAGGTGTGGGCCCCAGTGTTCTCACCGGTGATTTCGGCCATGCTGAACTGAATGTCTGCAGCGGGCTTGCGCGCCGGCTCGAAGGCTTCGCCCTCCACCACCCGGGTGAGGCGCTCCCGCAGTAACTGTTCCAGCTCTTCCGTGGGCCGATGGCGCATGGTGATCTCCGTCTTGTCCGTGAACAGGCCGACGTCGCTGATCTTGCCCAGCATCTCTAAGGACTTCAGGCGAATCCGTGGGTCCGGGTTCGCGCTCTCCAGTATGAGCTTGTTGGTGATGTACGTGCGGAGCTGTGCAGCTGACTTGACGACGAGGTGGTCGTATTCCTGCAGGAGCGCCCCAAGGTGGGTGATGACCTCGGGTTTGGATAAATCTATGTCAGAGGCGGTCTGCTGGCCAGTGAAAATTGCGCGGGAGGTTTCTGCAGCCTCGTCCGAGATGTCGAACGGGATAGAGTTCGTGTCATGCAACGCAGACAATGCAGCAGCCACCCGGGCGTCGAGTGACTCAAAGGTCGGGGCGAATTCCGCGAGTGGGATGTCGTCGTCGATTGTCAAGGTGTACATGGAGGGGGCCGCACTCCGTAGTTGGTTCTGCAAATTGTATAGCAAATTTTTGCATGGGGTGTTTTATTTTTGGCCGGGGGTGTTCCTGAGCAAAGGGGGGTGGGTCCAGCGGCGGGGTTATTTTTTGTATACTGGGGTATATGAAGTCATGGGGTGGTGTTGGGGGATCGAACACTCAGTGAATATCTCGGAGGGGGAGTCCCAAACTCATTTGGCCGGGTCGGGGTACGGTGGGTCATATAAGAGGCCGAATTCGTAACCTTACAGCTTGACAACCGCCACGGACTGCCCTACAATTCAGCCATCGCCACAAAACGTAGCGATACTTTCTTAACTTTCTATTCTTTCTAATGGAGTATTTGTATGTCTAACGTAACCACTGTATCCGCCGCTTTCAACAATGAGGGCAAAGTAATTGGCAAAGCCGCCGCGCTGATTCAAGCCGCCCGTAATGTTACGGACAAACTTATCCAGCGTGAGAATGATGAGCTGACTATTGCATGGGCGGCTAGCAACGTGCCCAAGGCTAAGTACTGGGGCAAACCCTCCGGCGAGATTCGTATGCGCATTAAGGCAATGATGGCCGAAGGTGTGGAGTCCGGCGCGTATCAAGCGGACATGGCCGAAACAATGGTGCACTGTTTCGGTGTTGCATTTATTGCGGGTATCCCGTTCACCCGTGATTTGAAACGTACCCACAAAGCGGACGGCACGCCCCGCGCCGAGAAAACCGAAGGCGACACCGAAGGCGACACCGGCACAAGCGGCGCGGTGAAAACCACGACACCCGAAGCCGCAGAGAAAACCGCCCGCAAATTGATTGAGCAGCTCCGGCTGCTGGGCAAGGACGACACCGCCGCAGGCATCGTAGACGTAATGCGTGAATTTAACCCTGAATTCAGCGAGTCCGAAAAAGCGTAAGGTTACGGGGCGGCGTAAGCCGCCTTACATCTAAGCAACTTCTCCCCAACCAGCCCGCCTTGAGCGGGCTTTTTTGCGTCCATACATATGCAAATCCGTATGCCGTACGACTATCATGATGCGCATGGTGGGCCTTTTGGGTGTTACGCGTGTTACAGCATGTTACGCTGGCTCTGTAACCGATAGCAATATGAAATGCAGCAGGGCAATTCCCTTATAAATCAATGAGTTAGAGAGAGAGAGAGAGAGATTAGTTATATTATTTTATATGTTGTTACAGTGTTACAGGCTTTTTGGGTCATGAATCCCGCTACTCGGATTTGGGGATGTAGTAATAGTAATCTATTCACGCATGGACGCTCATGAGATTATTACTAGTATCACACACATTGTGGTTTTGGCCGGTTTATGCTCTTTTCGGCTGTAACACCGTAACATTACACTTTTTGACCCCATTTCTCCTCTGAAAACTCTGTTACAAAACTTTTGTAACAAGCCCGTAACAGCCGTAACGCTTGATATAGAATAAACATGGTGTATACTTATCGCTCCACTACTGAAAGACCCCCATGCAGATCACCCTTGACCTCCCCGAAAACGTGGTTTCCCTTCTGGGAGAGCACCCCGAGCGCGCCATACAGCGGGCCATCAAGAATTATCTATCGCACCCTGAACCGTCCGACCAGACCCCGACCCTCAAAGCAGGCCGACCGATAACTAATGCTGTCCGTGATATTGCTATCGCTGACAAGGCTGTGGCCGGAATCGCCCATGCTGTAATAGCTAATGAATATAACTTATCTATTATCAGGGTACGGCAAATCGCCGCCCAAGGTCGAGCCGCTGCCTACGAGCGCCAGCAGGAAAAGACCGCCGCCACAATCCGCTCCATCTTTGAGCAACCGTAAGCACACCCATGCAGCAGCTATCCCTCGACCTACCGGACGCGTTCGCCCAAGCCCTTGCAGACTCGCACCCATCGGGTGACCTGCACGAAGCCGCAGCCCACGCGCTCCAGTCCTACCTTGACCCCACAATGACCAACAAGCCCCGCGATGAAGCGATAAGAGCCGCAGTCCTTGCGGGCACACCACGCCCCGAGGTAGCCAAGAAATACCGGCTGTCGCTAATCCGCGTGCACCAGATCATGGCCAAACACCAAAAGCGTAACCTTACGGAACCCTAAAACCCCCTTGACAAGGGCTGTATAGTCTGTTATACTTGCACCATCGACTTGGATATCGCTCTAAGTTACGGCTAGCCTTACATCTATGCAGCCCTTGTTCTTTGTGTTCGTAACCTTACGGACTCGACAATTCACATACATCGTAAGTTGGTTAGAAATAACCGTAACATTACGGAACAAAACCGCCGCTGCATAAGCAGAAGCCGACAGTCCCAAGACTTCCTCGGTGAATAGGCGTTGGGTAGTCAGTCCCAACACTGTGTGGTGTATCCCCATAGGCAAGCGTCAGCGGGGAGATAGCACAGTGGAAAGCGTACGCATAGTGCCTAAATGGTGCTCAGGATGTGGAACCAGCTCGGCTGGGATAAGTCACACCGTAGACACCTATCGCACACAGCCTACGGGCTGAGCGACCGCCCTCGATAACGGAGGGCCTAGCGTATAGGGTATGGGGACAACAACCCTGCCCTATTCGATAGCAGTCGCTATCCAAACCAAACCGTAACCTTACAGGAAACCTATGAAAACCGTACCAATCACCACCGAGCAGCTCGACCACTTACTGACCGTGCTGGACTACGTGCTCACCACCGAGGCAACCAGCTACGAAGAGTGGTGCGACATGGGCAACAACCCCGAGCAGCACGTTTGGTTCTACGCCGCCGATGCAGTGACCGCACTGGGTGGAGAACTGCAACCGAAGAAGTACACCGTAGACGTGGAGATGACCTATATGCAGACCATCGAGGTGGAAGCCGAGGGCAAGGTTGAGGCTCAGGCAATAGCTATCGACAAGTTCGATATCTTGGATGCGTATTACAGACGCAGCCGAGCGATTGCATACCCCCAAGGAGAACAACCATGAGCGCAGAGGACTGGATTATTTTGCGGCTAGCGTTTGATGACCGCCGCCCGCCGACCGCTGACCAAATCAAGGCGCGGCTCTTCATGCTTCAAAAGTATGGGTACATTCAAGTGCTCAGGTGCATTGACCAACTATGGGAAGAGAGGAAAGCCTATGCCAATATGTAACTGTGGCGAGGACATTGACCCGCGCCGTGCCGCGCTGGGCTACCGTGTGTGCATATGGTGCGGCGAAGAGTCGGCCCGCCAAGAGCGCAAGAGCTGGACAGTAGTGCAGGAGTACACCAAGGGCAACTATATGTTCGTTACATCTAACCAAGCGTCCGTAACCTTACGACAAACGAATCCAAAAGCAACCCGAGCATAAACCAACCTAAGGAACTAACCATGATGACACCGTATGAACTACTAAACCTTCACCTCCAGCGTCACGTCTACAAGCGAGGCGCGAACAAGGGCGATGCCCCACTGGAGAAGCGCAGTAAATCCCACGTTAGTATCCGGCGCGTGGATGCCAACACCTTGGCCGTGCGTATGTATGAGACCGACATCCTGACCATTCGCAACACCGGCATCTTCACCATTGCGCTTGACTCTTGGGAAACCTCAACCACGCAGTCATGGCTCAACTATGCCTTCCGTGTAGCTGACCTCAACATGACCATCGGCACCAAGAGCGTGATGAGT